CTGCCCCGGAAGGAACAAGGCAGGTTTACACCTATGTCGAAATCATCACAGATGATGTCATTGAAGAGTATGTTAACGACGAGCTTATTGATCGTCGCCCTAATCCTCTGGGTTTCATCCCTATTGTTCATATTGCAAACAAGATCGCTTCTGCTTCACCGTGGGGACTCTCGGACATCATTGATGTTATCCCGCTTAATCGTGACTTCAATGAGAAAGCTACAGAAGTCTCAGATATTATCAACTATCATACTGCCCCAGTTACCATAATCACGGGTGCCTCAGCGGCTAACCTTGAAAAGGCGGCTAATAAGATCTGGGCTTTGCGTCAGAAAGATGCAACCGTTCAGAATCTTAACTCTGACTTCACTGGTCTTGATGCTGCTGTTGCGTTCTTGCAGATGCTTAAACTGGGTATGCATGAGATGATCGGTATCCCTGAGGCTGCTCTTGGTACAGCTCAGGCTATTTCCAACACGTCAGGTGTTGCACTGTCTATTCAGTACATGCCTACGATGCATGCATATAAGCAGAAGAGAATACAGTACGAGGAAGGTTTCAAGCAGATCTCGGACATGGCTTTGAAGACTCTGTTCTTGTTTGAGCCTGAGACTTTGCTTTACGACCCGAACACTGAGGGTATTTTGCAGGAGCCAGAGCAGCCTATGCTTCTTGACCCGACTGACCCTGAAGTCTACGATATTACTGTTTCGTGGCCACCACCGCTACCTATCGATGAGACTATTAAGCTTTCTGAGATTCAGGTGAAGCAGCAGCTTGGGCTTGAGTCTAACATTGGGGCTTTGAGGGAGCTTGGCGTGGAATTCCCTGATGAGAAGTTCCAGGAGATCTTCGAAGAGAAGCTTGTTGACATGGAGCAGGAAGCTGCCATGGAGATAAGAAAGGCTATGGTTGCTGCTTATGTTATGCAGCAGACTGGTTTGGTACCTGAAGGGTACGCAGAGCAGGACGACCAGCCTAAGGAAGGTGAACCAGGTAAGCCACCTAACGCGATGAGTAATGCACCTCTACCGGCATTGCCTAAGCTAGATGATGTAACCGGACTTAAGGGTACAAACATGCTAGCTAATATTGCTACAATGGCTTATGGAACTAAGCTTCCGCAGAGAAGAAACATCAACAACACGAATGAATAATTGCGATCTAATCGGACAAGTAAGTTAGGACAACTATTAATGACAACTCCAAATCAGCCTGCTACCCTGGAACCAATTGTAAGTTCCACACCTCCGGTAGTAGTTAACATACCTCCGCAGAACCCTCCAGCTCAGTATTTTACAGCAGATCAAGTAGAAGAAATCAGGCGTCAGGAAAAAGATAAGCTGTACGACAGAATCAAGAAGAGTGAAGACCAGCTTGCTGCATTTAAGACAACAGTCGATCAGCTTACTACCGATAAGGCTAGTAGGGATGCAGAGCTTGAGACTCAGAGGAAGGCGGCGGAGGAAGCTCAGAGAAGAGAAGAAGAATCCAAGTTGACTGCACAGCAGTTAATTGAGGCCAGGGAGGCTGAGCTTAAAACACAGCAGGAAAGTTTCCAGAAAGACATGGACCTTAAACTTGCGACTATGGCTAAGGAACAAGCGTTCCTTCAGCTTCAGTCGTTTATCAGAACCCGTGTCGCTGAGGAAATAGCAGCTAATACTATCATCCCGGATCTTGTAGAATACATTGGCGGTAATACGGAAGAAGAAGTAGAAGTCTCTATTACTAAGGCTAAGGAAAAGACTGCTAATATTGTCAAAGGAGCTACTACGTTAACTGGTAGTAGTCCCCAACTTCCTGGTGTTTCACCCACTGGCAGTCCAGCAGGGCAACTAGATAATCTTTCAGGATCAAGACAGCGCACCGCTGAAGAAATCGCAAACATGTCAATGTCTGAGTTTCAGCAGTTCAGAAAGCAGTCTGGTCTTGACAGAGCTGGAAACGGCCAAGGATTGTTCGGTTAATACTATCAGATAAATAGATCGAAAGGACCTGGTTCATGGCCGGTTCAGCAATTACTGGTACAAGCTTTATCAGTGCATCACCGACAGCTTATGCTGGTGGTAGCACTCAGCTTACACCAGCCGTACAGACAATTTGGAGCAAAGAAATTTTGTTCCAGGCAATGCCAATCTTAAGATTTGAGCAGTTTGCCGTTAAGAAGACTGAGCTAGGCGTACAGCCGGGTCTTACAATTCACTTCATGCGTTACAACAACCTTCCTCCAGCGTCACAGCTAGTTGAAGGTGTAAGGCTTGAGACTAATCCCCTGACAGCATCACAGTTCGATATTACTGTTGCTGAGCAGGGTTTTGCTATTGCGGTCTCAGAGCTTCTGCTTAACGCTTCATTTGATGATGTTATGGCTTCAGGTTCAAGACTTCTAGGTAGGAACATGGCGCTGTACCTTGACGGTTCAGCACGTGACACTCTATACCAGGCATCTTCACTGATCTTCGGTTATAACAAGTTCGCGCTGTCTACAGCCGTTCGTACACCACTTTCACCATATGACCATGGTGCAGCGGCTACATCAGCAGCAGCACTTGCAGCAGGTAACTTCAGCTTTACCACAGCGGTTGTTAAGGATGCTCAGGAGACTCTTGCTACCAAGAACGTGCCGAGGCTTGGCGAGACATATGTATGTTTCATTCACCCTCACCAGTCACGTCAGCTACGTGACGACCCTGAGTTCATTGAGGTAACTAAGTATGCTGCTCCTGGTAATTTCCTGCTAGGGGAAATCGGCAGACTTAACGACGTAGTGTTCATTGAGACTACACAGATTTACAACAACTATGTTGCGGCTAACACTTCCAACCCGCTGTTCTACAATGCGATCTTCATTGGAGACAACGCATTCGGTCACGCTATCAGCCTTCCGGTTGAACTTCGTGACGGTGGAATTCTGGACTTCGGTCGTGAGCATGCACTAGCATGGTATGCAATCTGGGGTCTTGGTCTTATCACTGACCAGGCTGTACTAGTAGCTTCAACGAACTAAGTTTTACTTTTTACCGCAGTATTTAACGCACAAGAAATAAGAGGCATTTTATGACTACTCCCGTAGTTGAACAAACACGTAGGGGACCTTCTAGGAAGAGACCTGCTGATTTTACTGGTCGCAAAGGTGAGCAGCTTCAGGAAAGTAAGAAAGCTGAGATCATTGAGGCGTCACAGAGAATAGCCCTGGTTAATGCAGAGCTTGAGCAGGCCAAAGATGAAGTTGTGGACTACACAGGATCTAGCGATCCTCTTCCCGAGGTCCAGCTTCAGACAGCGGAAGTTAACACTCCGTTTAGGATGATCAAGGTTAATTCTGACATTGAGCAGATGACTTACGGCAGGAATGTGATAGATCCTGGTGATCTTGAAGCTAATCCTCCTAGGGCACCTAGAATGGGTTCCATGAATATGTACACGTTCAGGGAAGGGCAGCTTTACAGGGTTCCGAAAGAAGTAGCAGAGCATCTACAAGGTCTCGGCTACATTGCTTACATGGGTGGCGCATAGTAAATGACAGGTCTTGCACAGGCAGGCGCACAAGTACAGCTTAATGCACTTACGGGTTACGGAGTGCCGGTTGTTGCTGCTAGTGCGCCTCCGGGCATTGTTGGCGGTTACTGGATTAATACTTCCAGTGGTAACTCTGTCAACACTTGGAACGGTGTAGCATGGGTGGCTTTCACGTTACCTTATCTCGCATTGCTAACAGCCGATCCTACTGGTGCTACAACCTTGCCTCAGTTAGCTGAGTGTGCTGATACTGGATACGCTAGAATACAGGTGGCGTTTGGTGCTGCTTCTGCTGCGTATCCTTCAGTGTGTTCCAACTCTTCACTTCTAACTTTCGGCCCTTTTACTGTTAACATGTCTTTGCCGGTTCAATGGCTGGCGCTAGTCTCAGTGTCTTCAGGAACTACAGGACTCCTGTTGAATAGCTGGACTATTAAAACACCGCAACAAGTGAGTGCTACGCAGACAATTAATATTGCCACTAACGCGCTTACGATTACTAATAATTAGGAATTACATTGACAGCGATAGTAAGTTCAGATATCCTTTTCAAGCTGTCTGCGCCCGGTGCTTCGGCAGGTAACACTGTTTCAGGAACAGCCGGTAATTCATGGGGCAACTACATTTCCACCACTCAGCTTTCTAACACTCCTTTAGATAACCTGTTTACGGATATTACGGGTGCCCAGAATGCTGCAAACCAGGTAGACTATGCTTGCGTTTTTATCCACAACAACACAGCTAGCGGTAATAGCATGCTTAACACTGTT